TCTGGCTTCGGAAATCTTCTTCTCTATCCGCAAGTTATTTGAATATAGCGGAGAACCTATCCGATTGAAGAATGTACGTTTGTATGAGACTCCTAACTGCTGGGTTGATTGCCAAGCCGCAGATTATGTTGCTACTGACGAGGTTGTCAGCAAACTCTCTATCTGGCGCAAGGAGAAAGGAACAATGGTGTATGACGTTAGGGAGGTTGAGTAATGCCAAAGCCAAAGAAGAAAATCGTCGATGACGGTTACGTTTTTCCTACCGATGGTGAAAAAATCACGGAGGAAAAACTTGCCGAGGTTAAAGGTACAAGCGTGTCCTTTGACGCAATCGACGTTACAAATAAGATTATTGAATTTGGAAAGGCACTGACGGGTGTAAACTTGTACCCGTACCAAATGGAAGCGGTGTTCGCTATCATTTACTCGGTGATTACCTTTTCGGGTGACGTAAAGACGATGCTATTCAGCCGTCAGTCAGGTAAGACGGAGGCTATTGCGTTTGTTATCGACACCCTCTGCGTAATCTTACCGGCGTTAGCGGATGTGTTTCCGGATTTGGAGCAATTCAGAACCGGATTCCGTGTGGGTCTGTTTGCCCCGCAGTCCGACCAAGTTCAAACGACATACTCCCGTGCGCTCACACGTATCAACTCCGCAAACGCGGAAATGGTATTGTCCGACCCGGATATTAACGTGGTTATGGAGTCGTATGTGAGACTTTCACTGTCTAACGGGTCTTACCTAATGGGACAAACTGCAAGTAAGCAGTCCAAAATAGAGTCCAAGACTTATGACTTGGTGAGTGTTGAGGAGGCACAGGATGTAGATGACCTTATTGTATCAAAGAGTATTGAGCCTATGGTTTCTGCTACCGGCGGTTCTATCATTAAGGTAGGAACGACCGGTATGGTGAAGAACCATTTTTGGTACGAGATACTTCACAACAGAAATGTGGACCGCAAGTGTGCGGACCCGCGACTGAGAAATCACTTTGAGTACGATTACAAGCGTATCATCAAAGACCGTCGCGCACAATTTGAAATAGACCACAAGCGTTTCCACCTCAATTACGAGGCGGATGTAATGCGTAAAAAGGAAAGATGGGGAGAGGACTCCCAAGCGTTCAAGTTAGCGTATGCTCTTATATGGGACTTGGAAAGTGGTATGCTTATCACCGACAAGGATTTCATTGCTATATGCAACAAGCGACTTGGTTTCCAAGACCCGACTTTGGCGGATTACATTGTTGCCGGACTCGATATTGGTAAGTCGCCTGCGGAAACAGTCCTAACTATCGGACGGGTAATTCAAAATGAGAATGAGTTTGAGAAACCTATCAAACAAATTCTCGCTTGGTTTGCTCTCGGCGGTTTGGACTATGAAGCGCAGCACCATGCTATCATGGACATCCTTATCGACTTCAACGTACAAACGCTTTATGCCGACTACACTGGCGTTGGTAAAGCCGTAGTGGACAGACTTATGTACGCTTGCGGAGAGTACGTGAATATCGTTCCGTACACCTTTACCGCCCAGAGTAAGTCGGATATGTGGTTCAGTTTTACTTCGGATATTTCAGCCCGCCGATTGATTGTTCCGGCAAACAAGCAGGTACGTGCAACGACGGAGTTTATGAAGTTCGAGGAGCAGATGAAGAACTGCCAAAAATACTTCAACGGACCTTATATGGTCTGCGAGAAGTCCGAGGGTTACTTCGACGATTTCGTAGATAGCGCAGCCCTTATGTGTTTGGCGGCAAATGAGGATAAAGTGGTTGAGGAAGAAATTGAAGTAGAGGAGAATCCATTATACGCGGGTATCACTGCTGAATTAGGCGCAATACGAAGAAGTGCATGGAGGTAAAAATTAAGGGATATTGGAGAACTCTGCGTAACGGCAAGCGTGTGTTCGTAAAAGAGCATACTGCTACGCGCAAAAAGATAGTCAGTGACGGTAGAGAGTATTCTTCCCGCCGTCCTGCTATCGAGGAGTTCGCTACATGGGATGACTTCCGTGAGGAAATCAACAAAGTCGGTTGGGAGAATATGACATTATCTGCTGACTGGCTTGCGGTGAAAGACGAAAACGGACACAAAGTCACCCATGTACCAGACCCCCGAAACGGAGAGTCG